GCTCTCGCGCCCTGCGAAAGCCTCAGTGGCACTGCCGAGGGACCGATTTGCATTCCCTGTGGAAGAGCACCCTTCTGAACCTCGGCAGCTAGCTCCGATGGCCGAGGAGCCGTGCGGCCATGGTCCAGTACGCTCTGACCGCGCTGCAAGGCTTCCCGCTGACGTGCCAACTCAGCATACGCGGCATCAGCTTCTTTGATGCGTGGAACGGCACGAGTAAGCGCATCATCAAGCATCTGCCGCGTTTCAGTAAGGGCCGAGATGACCTTCGGGTTTGCTTCCGTGGCGAGTACACCGTCGATTGCCTGGCGTGTCTGGAACACCACCCGTGGGTCATTGGAAATGACATCCTGACCATTGACATTCAACATCCCGCGGACACGCTGAAGCGCTCGCTGTGCGTCACCGCGCAACGTCTGGATCGACCGATCAAGGTCATGTGTAATCGCCGTTATGTCGTGGGGCCGCGCCTGACTAAATGCATCCCTATACACCGGAGACAGCAGCTGCTGATTGGCCTCGATCCCGCGCTCTATCTCGGACGGAACGACGTTACGCCCCAGCGTCTCGTCAACTGTGGCTGCGAGACGGGCGTTGGCACCCCCATGCCTTGCCTCGAGCGCAGAGCGCATCACCTCCTGGCCCCGACCGGGCATCGCTGCAAGGGCAGCAGCTTTACCTTGTGTATTCGGCCCAAGGTCAGCAATCATGCTCTCTGGGCCCAAAGTGTCGAGTCGGGCCCGCACTGCGGCTTCATCGAGGCCGTCGCCTGCAATTGCCTTGGCAAGTTGGTGGATAGTCCCTGCCGTAGTGCCCGCCGCCTTTGCCGCCTGTGCAGTGTGGTAAGCATCCGCTACCTTCCGTGCGCCAGCACCGACGGCTTTACCAACTGCTGGTCCGAACAAGCCTAATCCAGCACCCCATCCAGCTCCAGACTTCACCTCATCGAGATCACCGCCGGACCTCACGGCAGCATCAGTGCCACCGACGACGCCTCCACCAAGCATTGACATGCCAGAACGGGCGAGTAGTCCGGCACTGCCGCCGCCGAAGGCGATCGGAGCAGCGACAACCATCGGCAGTGTGCCGGCCACTGCACCGGTAACTCCGGCACCCGCAGATACATACGGATGGGCCGCTTGGGCAGCCTCGGTAATCGCCTGCGCTCCCTTCAGGTTGTCCTCGTAGCTCTCGCCGTTGAAGGCGGAAGACAGCGCCGCCGCACCCCGCTGGGCGGTGCCAAGAAACATGGGGCCAACAATAGGCATGCTGTTGAGATAGCTGGTCGTGGCCGCTCCGAAGGTGCCGCTGGGACCCGCCATGCGCTCCTCCCGATCGAGCATTTCGGCACCTTCCTCAAAGGACAGGTGTCGGCCGCTCGGGCGGGGCTTGGCATCATAACCGATCTTGGCATTAAACTCCTCGCGAGGAATATCGCTGTAGAACTTCCGGTGAAGCGCATCCGCGAGCTGATCGTCACTCAAATCGCGGTACTGCGGAAACTTCTGTCGGACCTCGGAAATGGTTGGCATTATCGAATCCCCAATGGATCAGCGCCGTCGTTGTTTGACCGGCCATATGTTGGGCCAGCAGAACGCTTCATCCCGTCGACAACCGTTTGTCGGTTCCTGCGCTTCTGCTCCAGGACTTCCCTGGTGTCTCCCGGCTGCGGAAAATATTGCTTGTTCGCGTTGTCGAACTCTTCCATGGAAATGACGGCGCCCGACTCTCGGCGCAGTTGGGCATTGATGAAGTCGCGCCGAGCCTGGTCGAAATTCTGGAAATCATCGCTGACCATCCAGTTCTCGAGAAAATCGGGGATGTAATCATTACCGCGTACCGCCTGATCCCAGACGCCAAGTCCGGCGCCCTCAAACTGGTCGATCAGTCCGCCGGATGTGTTCATTCGGTCTGCAAACGTTGCCGCTTCCTTCTCGTCGACGGTGACCTTCGGAGGCGTGATTTGGATGTTGCCCCCTTGGCCCGGCTGGCCGGGCATCTGAGCCTGCGGCTGCGTCTGCTGCGGTGGTTGACTGGGTGCTGAGCGAGACCCAGACATTTGCTGCGGCTGACCACCTGCGGAAGACTGCCCGAACACGCCCTGCGGGGTCAGGAAAATGATCTCGCCGTTCGGACCTGAAATCGTCTTGCCCGCTGCAAGCTGCTGTGCCTGCTCAGGTGTAAGCTGTCCGCTTTCCATTAAGCCGTTCAGGGCCTGAGCCTCGACAGAGTTGCCGTTGAAACGAAAGCGTCCGTCGCCGCTACCGCTGGGAGCCGTGAGCCACTTATCTTCGTTGGGATCGTAGACATTACCGTTGCCGGCATTGATCAGCGGCTGTCGCTTGGGCTTCTTCGCGTCTTCCAGATCAATGCGGCTCTTTTCCAGCCCGATCTGATAAGCCGGATCGTTACGCTTGGCCTCCTGCTCGTACTGCTGGCGCTGCAGCCACACCTGCTGCTCGCGGGCCGCTTGCTCTTCCTGCTCCTGCTGCTGGTAGAGCGTCTGCAGAACGGCCTTCTGCTCCTGCGATAGCCACGGATTGCTGAGGGCCTGAAGCAAAGCCATCTTGTCCGGCCGGGCCTGTGCCGGCGCCTGCTGCGGTGCCTGCTGCTGCCCCATTGCCTGCGCCTGTGCGACCTGCTCGGGAGAAGCCGGAGAACCGTCCATCAGCGCCGGCATGATGCCGCCCTGCGCGTTAGCGAGCTGCTGAGAGCCTTGGAACTGCGGGGGAATGGCAGGCTGCTGCTGCGGAGCGTTCTGGATTGGTCCCTGCGAAGGCTGCTGCGCGTTCCTGCCGGGGAATTGTGCCTGATATTCCGGTGTCTGTTCGAAGGCGGCGACCTCCTCGGAGAGAGACGGCGGCGGTGCGCCACCTTCACCACCTCCGGCAGCCATCGCGTTGACCGCCTCGGCCGACGTCTGCGGCGGCATGCCGATGGCCGGGTCAAGACTTGCGACCTCCTGCCCCTGACCCCCGAACAGCGCGAGCGCCTTGGCTCTGTGCCCGGCCATCTGTTCCTCGACCTTGTCGCGGACTGTACCGGGTGCGCCTCCTGCGGCAGCATCGGACGCATTGTAACGGCCTACCCCGCCGGCGTTGATAGCCGAATAGATGTCGAGCAAGCCCATGCCCGGTTTGACGCCGGTCGACCGCAGATATTTCGCAACGGCGCCATTCTCTCCAAGCTGGGAGCCAACCGGGTCGTCCCAGTTGACGCCGTACTGCTGCGCCTGCGGCTCGCCGAACTGGATCAGGCCGCGATGCTTGCCCCATTTGGTCGTCGGTCCCGTCTTGGTCGGGTCGAAGGTGCCGGCGGTTTCATACGAGATAGCAGTCGCCAGATCGACAGGATCGACGCCCAAGGCGCTCGCCGTCTGTGTGATGCCGTCGCGGATAGACGGGTCAACATTCACAGATACCGCCGCGCCGGGACTCGTGGTCGTACTTGTACGCGATGGTGCGGTTCCCATGATCTGGCTGGCAAGCTGGCCCTGCATCGCGCTCTTGAAAACCGTATCCGCAGAGGCGCGGCCCTCGTCTTCCGCCTTGTTGGCGCGCCGGTTCATGACACCCGCAACGATGCCTGATCCGAGAGCATTCAAGCCCTCGCCGATGTTCTTCGGCGCGGCAGAGGTGCCCATAATCGCCATGGCGAGGTCGCGCTTGCGCTTGATAGATTCCGGCGTCTCTTTGGTCGATCCACCGAACAGGAAGGAATAGGCCATCAGTAAAGACCTCCATTGCGGCCGCCGGTGAAGAAGTTTGCGAGACCGGTCATCATAGACGGCTGCGCAGCGCCCGGAGCGGTCGGAAAGGCTGCATTCTGCTTTGCAAAATTGGCAACGAGACCGGCGCCGAGCATGCCCATGCCGCCGCCGATGGTCTGTGGCAGAGCCTGCCCCATGATTTGCGCCTGGAGCCGCTGCGCAAGCTGCTCACGCGTTTCGTTGGGCATCGAGCCCCGATAGCCGGTGTAGCCCATCATTTTAGGAGAACCTCGCGAATTCGCCAAACACGGCGCTGGCGGTTTGGCAGTACGCCAAGTGAGCCTCTAAAGGGTCGCAAAACCGGCCAAGGTATCTGTATTGTCCATCAACTTGAATGGTCGCATAAAACCCGCGACTGGACCGTCTGACGCCCTTCAGTCCCGTGCGGTTGTTCCGCTGAGTAGGGCGGTTCTGCATGTTCTGCGTCGGCGAGGCTGCTCGAAGGTTACTCCAGACATTGTTGGACGGATTTCCGTCAGCGTGGTCAATTTCCTGCGCTGGCCATTCACCAGTCATGTAGAGCCACGCCAGGCGATGCGCATAATAGCGCTGATAGTCGATGCGGATCAGCACGTAACCATCAGCGCGTACACTGCCCGCCATAGCGCCCTTTGTGCACTTCTTGCGGTTTTCAGCCCAACAAAAAACCCCGCTGGCGGGGTCGTAGTGAAGGACTTGCTTTAGGCGGTGGAGGGAGAGAGCTCTCATCGCTTCCTCCCCGCATTGAAGAGAGCCCCGTAATTGACCTGCCGAAGCCCATCAGGCCGGCGCGAGACCGCGTCAGGGCGCTTCTTCTCAACCTCTTGTGCGAGCACGCCGATATGCTTTTTCCCGTCGTCGTGCTTGCCGCGATAGGAATATTCGTAGAGTCCGTGGCCTTTCAGCTCGCCGACCTTCTTGATGTCTTTCTTGGCTCTCTTGTCAGAGAGGCTGGCAAGCTGGCCGCCGAAACCGAGCATGCCGCCGAACATGCTCTGCATGCCGGCTTGCTGCTGGTTGTACGCGCCCATCTTGTTCGCATAGTCCTGCTGCACGAGACCGGCATAATCGACGGTCGGCATGGGGTTGCTCTGCGTCGGAACGAAGCTCGGGCTGTTGACCTGGGCTCCGGACATTAGGCCGATGATTTCGTTGATCGGCTGGTTGCGCTGGGCGTAAAGCTCGTTCAGGTACTGCGCCCGCTGCTGGTTTTGCATGTTGAACTTCGACTGCTGCGAGTTGAAGCTCTGATCCTGCAGGGCATTGTTGCCGGCGGTGGCCGTGTTCTGGTTATGGTACTGCTGCTGCAGGGCGTCATTACCGAACTGAGCCCCGGCAAGGCCTTGTGAAAACTTCTGCTGCTGGGCGGTATTGTTGGCCTGCTGCTGCGCCTGGTTCTGCCCGAACTGCTGCTGCTGGGCGGCATTGCCCATCTGCATGTTGTTGGCGTTCTGGGCGTACTGCTGCGCCTGTGCAGAGTTGGCGAACTGCCCGGAGCCGAGAAGCTGGTTATAGGCCTGCTGCTGGGCTGAGTTCTGGAAGGTTGCCGACTGATTGGCGAGCCCGGCAAGACGGGATTGCTCCTGCCCTGCGCTCAGGATGGCCCCGAGGCGCGCATCCGTGGAAGATCGGTTCGCCTCGTCGATCGCCCGGTTATAGGCCTCGGAGCCCGGCTGCAAACCCTGATTGGTCAACCGCGTTTCCAGAGCGGCCCGGTCCCGCTCCATCTGCGGGTTGAGACGCTGCATCAGCGCATCCTCGACCTTCTGCCGGTCGGCGCTGAAGTCCGTCTCATAGCTGCGGGTGATGTCCCCGGCATTGCCGAGCTGGTTCTGGATCTGGCCGCTGTCGGCTACCTGCTTCTGAATGTTGCCGGCGCCGGCGATAGAGGATTGAACGTTGCCGTAATTGCCGAGGCTGGTCTGTAGCTGCGGCCCGCTGCCAAACTGCTGGTATTGTGGCAGCCCGATTGCGCCCGCATTGCCACCCGCCGGTGCGCCGCCAATGTTGATCGGCTTGCCGAGCAGGTCGTTCAGCTTGCCCGACTGATTGTTGGCGAGGGTCGCCATGTTCAGTTCGGCGGCGTCGGTCTGGTTCTTGATTGCCTGCTGCTGCTGAGACAGGGATTGCGTCGCTGTCGGGACCTGAAGGTCGTATTCCTTCCCGCTGATCGGGTCCTTCCACTTCTGTGTCGTGTAGGTATACGTCAGGTTGCCATCGGGCGTGACCTGATTGACGTTGCCCATAACGTTGTTGGCAACGGCGGTTCCGATGTTCGTTGCCGTCTGAGCGGACGCCGTTTCTTGCGGGTCCGGAGCTTCTGGAGCGCTACCGTAAAGGCCCATCGTTCAATCCTTTATCCAGTCTTCGACGGTCTCTCGCGAGCCGGAATGGCAGAGTTCAAAAAAGTCTTCCGTGGTGGTCTTGGCGTGGTCGTAGCCGCCGCAGATCGCGGCAACCGCGGTGACGATCGAGCCGACCGCCTCGCGCATCACGAATCCGAATTGCCGCTTCAGCGCGTCCCGAGAGGACCGCCATTCGTCGCTAAGTTCCCATTGAACGATGACGGTGTGAATGATCGGCGCCAGGGCGGAGAGATGGCGGTTGAAGAACACGTTCTGCGGCAAGCGCGTCATCGTCCGAACCAGGAGCCAGCAGATATTGCGCTGCCGGTTCTCGTCCTCATCGACGATGTCGTCTGCTAGGCGGGCAATCGCGGCTATTTCAGCGAGGAAGTCGGCCGCCGCCTCGTCGCCGCGCGTCCAGCGCAGGAATGCGGCGCGCACTGCCTCCGGTTCACTCGGCAACATCAGGCGCTCGCCTCCCCGATCGACACTTGAACCGTGGCGAGATCAACCTCGATATCAAGCTTGAAATCGCCGCCGGATGTGATGACACAGCCCACCGCCAGCATGTCGCCGGTGGCCCGCACGTTCTGCCGGAAGTCGTAGCGCTGCACCTGGGAGACGCCGTCCCAAAGGGCCACGTCCCAGAGGCCCACGTCCCACTCCGAAGATGAAGAGTCGCCCTCGGTGACGGAATCAAACGTTGGCGTTGATCTGTCGTAGTCAGAGCGAGCGAAAAGCCTGACCTTGGGCTTCGTTTTTGCCCGGAAATACATGTGAGCGAGAGACGCCGTCGCCCTTTGACCAAACTGGCCGGCCGGCGAGAATTGCGAAAGGTAGCTCGCCGAGAAGGTAAGCCCGTCATCCGTACCGCTGGCGTCCCCCTGCCACATGTAGCCATCGAGGGAGCCGAAGAAGAGGCCGCCTTGAAGCGTTTCATAGCAGAGCGCCTGCCAATTGCTGATCGTCGACCACCGACCGGTGAGCACGTTCAGGACAAAGGTCGTGTCGGTGACGACGGTGTTTTCGGGGAAGGCCACGAAGACAAGGTTCTGTTCCGGCCATTGCTTCAGCGTCCAACCGGTTCCGGTGGCATTTGCCGCCTTGCGCCAATCGTCCTCGATGGGGCGCGACACGGAGACCAGGGAAAGCGACTGCCGGTCGCGTTGGAAGACTTGCGACATCGGCGTCAGGCCATCCGTCGTGGCAATTAGGATGTCACCCCCTGCCCGAATCCATGCGTTTTTGCCGAGCGGCCGCCCGATCTGATAGACGCCCTTCAGAGCGAAATCCGAAGCGCTCGACGGATCAGAGCCGGCATAGACGGCAATCTCGCCCTCGGTCGAAAGGAAGACGCAGAGGTCGGAAAGGCCGTCTCCGCTCTCCAGCGACCAGGAGAAGCCCGTCAGCAGCGAGCCGCCCTTCTTCATCACGCCGCCGAGGGGGAAGACGACTGCCGCGCCGCCAATGGCGTTGACCGGCAGGTAATAGGCGTCAAGCGTGCCGTTCTTGAGGAAGAATTCCCGGTTTTTGAACAGCCAACCGTAATTCAACTGCGGCATCGTCGTGCCATCGGTGAAGGTGATCGCGGGCGCCGTCGTCCAGGTCGTGCCATTGTAAAGCTGCCGGTCGTTGGCGCCGTTCAGGCAGACCAACCAGGAGGTGCCGGCGTTCGTATGCTGGAAGGCGCACCAGTCACCGCCACTCATGCCCGAAACATCCGCGGCCGTGGTGGTCGGAGGGGCGGCGGGCGCCGTCATGTTGTAGATGCCGGCGGTGGTTGCCATGAACAGCTTCTCATTCGAGCCGTATTTGTATTTGAACGCGCTCTTGATATCGCCGCCGTCTGCCGCGAGGCCTTTCTTCTGCGATCCTCCGCGGATTTTGCAGCCCATCAGGGTCGGGAAGAAGTTCCGGAGCACCGTTGCCGAGCCGGGTTCTTGCGAGGCCATGTCCGCCGTGGTGACAAGGCCTCCCTTTGGCGCAGGAAAAGTCACCGGCTGCGATGACTGCTCGCGGCCTACCGATACCGAGCCACGGTTGGATTGCCCTATACGGGCCGGCCTGGGCTGAATTCTCATCCTGCCCCCCGATCGGCGTTGATCTCCTGCGCGAGGTCGGCTTCGAACTCGGCAAGATTGTCCTCGTAGGCAAGACCCTTCTGTCGCTTCCACCGCCAGATGATGCCCTTCACGAGCAGCCTTTCCGGAAAGAGCGTCGTGTCGTCGTCAGCCGCGAATGTCGCCTTCGGCCCCGCCGGATCGTTCAATATCCAGTTCTTCGAAACGTAGTCGATGACCGCGCTGGCGGCGGCGGAGGCGGGCGAGAACAGCACCTGCCCGGCCTTGATGAAGAAATAGGGCTGCGTCGACGGGATGCCGACGATCACCGCCCATTGCCCGCTGTTCGTCACCGGCCGCACGAAGGCGCCGGCAGAGGTCCGGACAGAGCCGCCGGGCGTGAGGCGTTGGAAATCGGTAGGGAGGTTTTCCGGGGAGGCGGTGACGGTGTGGGATTTCAGCGTCTTCTGCCAATCGGCGCGGCGCGCAATCTCGTCGCCGGCTTCCTGTGCCATCGCGACCATCGTCTGCGCGTTCGGCTCGTCGGAGCCGCTGTCGAACTGCGAGAGCGAGACGATATCGCAAACCTGATTGATCGCGGAAAGCAAGGTCATGGCGTGACGCCTCCGACAACCATCTGCGCATTGCCCCAGCGGCCGCGCTCGTCCTCAATCTTCAGCCCGCTAAGAGCCATCATCATCAGTTGCTGCGCGGCGGTAGCGCCGTCCACATCCTTGCCCCAGATCGCAATTTCGTTGACCAGGGCGAAGAGATAGGCGTCGGGTGCCTTCTCCAAGAGCCAGTTCGTCGGGTTGGTAGGCGTCAGCGCCGGAATGCGGCCGTAATAGGTGACGGTAAGGTCCTGATCGGAGATAGGACGCGCCTTGATGGTGCTGCCTACGATGGCATAGCCGATCGGCGCCGTGCCGCTCCGGTCCATATAACTGTTCGTCAACTGCTGCAGCGAGATTGCACGAATGGGAATGCCGGCTGCGTTCTTGACCTCGCGCGCCTCGAGGAAGTCAGCCGGAAGCGTGCCGTCGCCATCAATCAGAGAGATTTCGTCGGTCACTTCCATGTCGGCGACGCGCAGCCCGCGGTTTAGCTTCAGCTCCGCAAGGCCGACGAAACGCGGGAAAAGGTGCGCTATGTCCTCACGCCCCGAATACTCGCCGGCATCCACCAGAAGGGACGCATAGTCCGAGATGGTCATAGATGGCCCTCACGTGTTCGCCAGGCGCGGTTATCGGAACTGTTGAGGAACCGCTTCACATAGCGGTCGTTGCCCTCTGTATGGGCCTGCACGAGGCCGGAGTCATAGGCGATGTTGAGCGGGATGGAGGCAACCCGGTGCCAGTCCCCGGACCATGCGCGGCTCGCCTCATTGCGGACCGCCTGGTTCTGGTTGACGATGCTCGTGATCGGATAATCGACGCGGAAAACGTCCTTCTCCCCGTCGAAATAATGCCAGACGGAGCGGCCGGTCGTCATGTCGTGGTCAAAGAGCGTCCACTCTCCGTCTCGGATGATCATTCGGCATCTCCGGGAAGCGGATCGGCGCGCTCGGCCTTGCCTGCGTCGATGAGTGCCTTGGCTTCCGACACCGATACTTCGATCACCGTACCGGCTGGCGTACGCTCGTCATCCTTGAACCACACGTCATAGAGCAGCTTGACGGGGGTCTTTTTGGCTTCTGCCATGGTCTCTGTCTCCTGAATGGGAAAGAGGCAAGCCGAAGCCCGCCCCTGTTGATGATGATCGAGCCCGATTAGCTCGCAGCGGTGAGGCCGAAGAGGTCGGCAGCGACGCCGAGGCCCTTCTCGTTCTTCACCTTCAGCGTGCCTTCGCCGATGATCACGCCCTTGTCAGCGTCACCGGTCTTGGCCACCTTCTTGTCTTCCTGGATCTTGTCGAGCCAGAGGAATTCGACCATGTCGGTGTCGAGGAAGAAGGCATTTCGCGCCTGGGCGGCGCCGACAGCCTGAACCCGGTTCGGGTGGATCATGACCGTGCCGAACGGGCCTTCGTAATAGTCGGCCGTGGCAACGATGGTGTTGCGCTCACCGCCCTTGGAGACGGCATAGCGGAACGGCGCCACGTTGGCGTCCGACATGAAGGTGACGAACACGCTCTTGACGTAGGGCGATACCGAGACGTGGCGGAAATTGGCGCCGTTCTGGTACCCCGACTGCATCACGCTGTCCAAGATGGCCTTGGTGAACGCGCGCTGCGTGCCATTGGTCGGGGCGACCGTAAGCCCGGTACCGGAGTCAAAGCCGCCGTTGGCGCCACCGGCACCGCGGGAAACGTTGGTCTCGATCCAGGTGTTGAGCGAGCCGAATTCGCGGGTGGAGCCCGCCACGGAAGCGTTGGTGTCGACGATGGCGAACTCGACATCCTTGCGGATTTCGACACCCTTCTTCAGCTTCTGATACTTCCGCTTTTCAGCGTTGCCGGCGTTGCTCACAGTTTCCTGCGTGCGGGAGATGATCCACTCCTTGCGCATGATCTGGGTATAGTTGCCCATGCGATCGGGCGGGGTGATGGCGCCGAAGGTGTATTCGTCACCTTCAGGCTTGATGTTCGCGGCCGGAGCGGCGAGCTCGTCCGTTTCCCATTCCGGGTGAACGGAGACGCACTTGCCCTTTTCGATGAGGGAGTAGATCGGGGTGTCTTCCGGCGTGATGCGGGACACCACGTCGGAGAGTTCTTCACGGTTGCCGACCGCATTCGTGGTCTGGAAGGTATTGGCGAGAGCTACCATGGTTCTGATCCTTTGAAGATGGATTATTCAAAGTCGATCGACATCGCGTCCTTGATCGACCCGGTTTTTGACAACCTCTTCATCGCATCCTGATTCTTGCGCGCCTGCGGGTTAACCGGCCCGTTCGGCTTGGCCTTCGCCGTCGCCGGCGGGGCGTTTGCCACCTTCGTCATGGCCTTGCTCTTCGCCTGCTCCGCCCGAAGGCCGAGTTGGGCGTAGTGGATGACCTTGAAGTAACGGTGATCGGTGAAACCCTGCATCTCGTCCTGAGAAAACCCGAAGTCCTGGCCGGCCTTGAAGGCGTCGGTAAAGAACTTCTCTCGGGCTTCCTCCTTGGCGAGGTGCGGGAAGGCTTCGAGCAGCCTGGCGTTCTCGGCCGCAAGAGTTTCCTCTGTCGCGGCCTGCTTGAGTTCGCCCGCCACCTGCTTCGGCTCGGCGCTCATGTCGATGAGGCGCTGAACCTGTTCAAGAGCCCCGTCGTAAACGGCCTTCTGGCGCGTGTACTCGTTCGGGTTCTGCATCGCCAAAGTGCGCGATGGCTCCGGTGGAAGCTGCTGGATCAGGAATTCTGCGATGGCGTTCGCCGTAGAGGCGACGCGGGTGGTCATGGCCTCAAGAGATCCGCGCTTGTTGCCGAGCTCCTGAGTTTTCCGGCGGTAGTCACTCTCCCGCAAATAACCCTGCTTCAGCTCCTCAAGAGGAACCTGCTCACCGCCTTTCAGGGTAATGATGGTGTCCTGGGCTTCGTTGGTCTCCTCGCCCTCTTCTTCGGGTTCGGCAGACTCGTCGCTTTCGGCTGCGGGATCGTCGGTCTCTTGGCCATCTTCAGAGGCCTCATCCGTCGCATTCGTCGATTGCTGCTCTTCCTCTTCCGGCTCGTTGGTCTCGGAGGACTCGGCGAAGTCGAGGTTCACAGCGTCATCGAAGCTGAGTGCGGGGCGACCGCTATCACTCTCCCCCACGAAAGGGGAGTTGGTGGCTGCGTCTGTCATGTCTGGCTTTGCCTTTTAGGTTTGGCCCGGGCGCTATGCCGGGGCTGCCTTCCCATCGGCAGAGGATTGCCCCTCGGCGAGGAACTTGATCTTGCCTTTGAGATTTCGGATAGCCCGCGCTTCGGCCGCGAAGGCGGCGCGGGCATCATGATCTGTGTTCTTGGCGTTCACGCAGCCGTTGACGGCCGCCATCTCCAACTCGTCCATCAGCAGATGAAACAGCGGCATGTCGAGCAGCACGCGGGCGGCGGCGGTCTTGTCTTCCTGCCGCATCAGCCCGGGTCTCCGCCGATGTTCACGCTCGATACCGGATCACGCGTCAGCATCTGCATGGCGTTGGTCTGCCGCTTGAGCTGGATTTCCTGCTCGATCTGGTAGCGCTTGAGCGCCATTTCCTGCTGTATGCGCTGCGTTTCAAGCTGCGCCTCCTGCTGCATCTTCTCGCGCTGGAGCTGGGCGTCGAGCTGGGCCTTCTGCTGGTCGGCCTGCGCCTTGATCTTCACCTTCTCCATTTCAGGATCGGGCTTGTTCGCCTGCGCCTGCTCCAGCTGCTTGATCTGTTCGGGCGTCGGCTTGGTGAAGTAGAGGTCCGGAGTGCGAAGGCCGGCGGCTTCCACACCGCGCGACACCGAATTCCAGATGTTTTCCGCCGAGACGTACGGGTTGTTAACGGGGCCGTAAGCCGCCAGCAGCTTCTCCTGCTGCGCGCCGACCACCTGCATCATCATCATGTCCCGCTCACGCGTGCCTGCGCCGAGCCCGGTGTTCACGGTGACATCCATCTCCGCATTCCACTGGCGAGGATCGAACGTCACCCACTGGTTTCTGAGCCTCACTGTGCGCGGTTTGTCCTGATGCTTGATCACCAGCCGCAGAAGGCCTTGAAACACGCGCTTGAGGCCTTGGGCGAACGTGCGGACCATCAATTCCGTCTGGCCTACGCCTGCCGCCTCGATCATCGCCGAAGCCTTGGCCGTCATGTTCTGCAATGCATCCGGGGCCATGCCGCTGGAAGCGTCGGAAATGCCGGTGCGGTCGGTCGCCTCCTGGTCGAGATAAGAGAGCATGCCGAAAGACTGCTCGGCGACGAATGGCACGGTGTTGTAGCCGATGGCCCCGCGGACATCGATGCCCTGATTGACGCGGATCGGCTGCCCGAATTTCGGATTTAGTACGGCTTCCGGGTTGGCAATCGTGCCCTCCTGAACGATGGGCTGCTGGTTGTTCTGCCAATAGAGGTTGTCCAGCGTCTGGCGCATGAGCACCGTCTTGACTCGCTGGATCTCGGCCATGTCGTCGGTAACCGAATTGCCTTCACGCTGATGCGGACGCCGTTCGGTGATCAGGTCGGCGAAGGGGACTTCATCCCATTCCTCATCTTCGAGGAGATTGACCTCTGCCAAGCCGCCGGCAAAGACCATGCGGCGCAGTTCTGCAATGCCGTCGTCATCCGCGTCGATCTTCACATAGAGCTCGTAGTAATCGACCTCCTGCAGCGCCTTGACGATCGAATCGTTCTCGTCGAAGGCATCGCGCCTACGGGTGAATTCCTCTTCCTCCTCCTCGATATCCGAGCCCGAGGCGGGGAAGCTGTCGACCTTCTCCCGGTCATAGCCCATCTCGACCAGATCGGAGCGGCGCAGGCGCGTCTTCATGCCGGTTATCGGGCTGTCGTTGATCGAGATAGCGTCCGGATGGATCAGGAACTCCTCGAGCGGGACCGCCGCGAGCTTCGTGCAGCCGTATTCGGACACGCGCCGGATCTTCACATTGTAGAGCTTGACCGGCTGCGGCCCTTGCGGTGTGTCGATCTGCTCCTCGTAGGCTTCCTGCTCCAGCACCTCGACATCATCGTCGGCGACGAGCTGAACCAGCGCCTGCTCCTCAAGGCCGGTATGCTTGGATACCTGAACCTTCCGCTTCTTGTCGTACCACCAGCGGATAATGCCATTGCGGAGCTTCAGCGCGTCGTGCGCTGCATCCTGTACGGCGTCATAACCATCGCTCTCGGGGAACACGACGAAGTTGACGTAATCCGTCGCTTGCTCGGCTGCGGCCTCGTCCCCTTCGTTGACCGGCTGGTATTCGACGACCTTGTCGTTGCCGAGGATGGTGCGAATAACGGACGGCAGAACCTTCTTGATGGCGGATCGGACATCGCGCGAGACCACTTTCGACCGATTGGCATCGGCCGGCGTGTCCTTCATGATGCCGTCGTAATACTCCATCGCCTTGATACGGTCGACGGAGAGCTCGTCCCGGTAGTTCTCGCAATCCTTGACGAGCTGCGAGACCTGGGCAGCAACCTGCTGTTTTGACATCGCAGCCATTAAACAACCTTCCGATCAGTGAATTTCCACGCGGCCGCGTTAGCTTTGACTTTCGCGAAGCGCTTCATCATCAGCGCGTAACGAGACGCCGAAATCAGGTCATCGCGCTCTTTAACAACCTTGCCATCTTTCCGATGATAGAGGCGGAATTCGTCGAACCACTCCGAGCACGTCGAGAAGACTTTCCAACGTCCGGTCTGCATCCGCTGCAGCATGTCAGAGAGCCCGGCTTCGACGCCGTTGGTGCCGTCGTCGAAGGTCGCCCTTTCGGGAAGAAGCGCCAGCCCCTGAGCGCGGTACTGGGCCGCCAGTTGCTCGCCGCTGCCCTTGTCGTGCTGCAGGCCGTCGTGAGGCCACGACCACGGCAACCAGGTACCCCACGGTTTGAGAGCAGCCGCGTGAATGATCGGGGTCGCTTCCCGCTCGCGGTATGCCTTAGTGACATAGAATACGTCTGCATCGCGATCCCAGGCGCAGCCGGTGGCGGCAAACGGGTGATCCCACCCGAAATCCAATCCACCGATCTGCACCCAATGCTTCGGGATGTCGAAGGGATCGATCCGGATACTCTCTTCCGATACCGGGAAAATGCGCCCTGATCCGAGGGACGGAACGCCCTTCGTTCTCGCTTCCCGCTCATGCGCAGGGTAGCTGTCGATGATGCGCTTTCGTTCTTCCGCGCTGTAGTGCTCCGCGTCGTCAATCGTCATGGTGATGACGCTACGCTGCAGCGCGCCAGGATCTTCCCCCGGCATAATGAAGCGAGCAACGACCGTGCTCATGCCCTTGAGAGGCGTAAACGTGACCGCGATCAATCCGCGCGTTGCGTTGGTTCGCGTGATCCCCTCGAAGTAAACGTCCTCGGGTGGCTCTTCATCGAACCAGATATAATCAACCGTATTTGCCTGCCACTTACCACGACCCTGCTCGTATGCCTTGAGCAGGAGCGTTGACGACCCGCCCGAGACATGCCGAACCGTGACGCTATCCAATGCGCCAGATACGCCAGAGCGCCGAGTCGTGGCGACAATCACGGCCTTCGGTATATACCCAGTGCCCCACTCCTCTTCGCTCATCGGGGGCCCGACGAGAAGGCGTTGCACACCGTCGCGCGTCAGCTCGTAGGACTCAGAACCGGCGATCATCACAACGGGCTTGTCGAAGCGGTGGCCCGTCCACCATTCGGGATATTGCCCCGTCAGATGCATCGAGGCTTCTGCGGCTCCAGCCAGCGTCTTCCCGAGCTGGTTGCCCGCCATGAACAGGCGCTCACGGTAGGCCGCCCCCGACTCGTGGAACTCGATCTGCTTCGAATAGGGCTGGTACCCGCTCAGCAGGTTAGTGCGCCGTCTCCGGTCCAATTCCGTCAACAGAGCCGCTTGCTCCTTGAGCATCGAGGAAAGGCCGGATTGCGGAATCGAGTTGCCGGATGCGCTCGATAAGCTGGTCATCCGTTAAATCGTCCATGTTGTTGATGTTGACGTTCAGATCCTTGGGCAGGATCGAGGCTATAACCTTCAGGTACTGGTCTGGCTTATCGGCTCTGACGCGGGCGATAACCTCTGTGCCGTGCTCTTCGAAGTCCGCGTGCATCGCCTCGAGGAACGCTTCCCCGAGTTTGTTGCGCGCGCCTTTCGGCCGGCCGGGATTCCCCGGTTTGAACTGATGCTCCACCGGAGGCATCGGTTTGCGCGTTTTCTCCCCGTTATTTCGGCTGTCGTCGTTCATGGTTCTTCCCAGCCTTCTCCGCTGAAGTTGCCTTGAATTGACTACGGGTTTCCTGACTCGACAGCCCCTTCAACTAGGCGCAATCTATGGTCGTTCCTGAAGGAGGCACTCATGATAAAGTTGACCAAGTCCAACGGAGATTCGTTTGAGATTGATGGGGCGACCGTTCTGCGCATCAGGAAAACCGTGGCGGATTGGGACAACGACCTCGGCAATACTCTCGTGAATGCGAGCCAAGACTTTGTCGTTGTGGAGGAAGCATCTGCGGTGGCAGCGTCGGTTAAGACCGAACTGGCAACGCTTCACTCGTTTACCCAACCTGCTGGTTCCCCGGTTTGGGTCGACGCTCATTCAGCCGCGGGGCCTATGCCAATCGCTCCCAACCGGGACGGAATAAACTCTGCGTCCGATGTGGGCGGCAAGCGTCAATACGTCCGCGAAACTCACCAACAGGTCAGAGACATTATTCAAGCTGCCAACGGTAAAGTGCAACCCATTCCAGACGAGACCTTTTGGACTCAATCGGTGGAAACCATTGAGGAATTCTTGAGCGGCATAGAGGATTGGGATCCCGACCGCGGTGTTGAAAGTCCCAGCGAGCCTCAAGTCTAGACACTGTTACACTCGCCTAGCGGTCGGGCGCCTACTTCGCACGAACCTTGAGCCGTACAGTCTGGTCGTATGTCCTGCCGCCTTCGGTCACCACCCGGTTGAGTAGGCTGTAATTCGTGCCGACCGTGCCTGCTGAAAGCCATATGGTGGTTGCCGTGGTCGTGGCGCTGTCGCTGTCGATCGTCAGACCGTCGCCCTCGTCGACTGTCCACGTCGAGCTTGTGATCGTGTCGGACGCCCCAAGGAGAGCGGACCAGTCGAGGCTGTAGTCTTTCACCTCGTCCGGGTCTTTGATGGCAGGCCACGTCAGCGCCATGTCGAATCCTCTTTACGCTGCCGCGCGCCGGGTTTCGGCTCGGGCTGCGGCTGTCCTGACTTCTGCCTTGACTGCGACCGTGCGGATCTCTGCCGCCACTGCCGCCGTCCTGTTTTCTGCGGGTACGCTGGCCGTTCTCTCCTGGGGGCTTGAGACCAGCAGCGGGACGGCGCGGCCTGTGACGGTGTCTCCTGCCTCTGCAATGGAGGCAGTGCCCTTGATCGATGGACCGGCAATCGTCGAGAGGGTGTCGCCCTCTTCTGTTACACTGGCGCTTGCATCGAGGCTGAGAGCGGCCGCGCTTGCGAGCGTGTCGCCTGCCTCGGTTATCGCAGCCGAGCCTGTGCGGGAGGCTGATGCTATTGTGCCGGTCGCCGCTATCGTATCGGCGCTTTGGAGCAGAGAGGCGGCCGCAGCGACGTTTACCTTTGCGGACGCCGAGACACTGTCCGCCCCGTGAGTCGCAGCCAGCAAGGCTCGTAGAGCGATTGTCGCTGTCGCGTCTACTGTATCTGAGGCTTCCGTTACCGAAAGCACCCCGGCTATGCCAGAGACGACGGAGCCGGAGGCCGTCAGCGTATCCCCTTCCTCAGAGAGGGACGCCGCCGAGGCGATGCGAAGGGCCGATGTTCCGGCTACCGCATCCCCTGCTTGTGTGATCGAGGCCGTGCCAGATATTGCGCCGGCTGCCGCTTCCTTGATCTCCAGCCCGAAGCCGATCGAGTCGGTCGCCGCGCTCACCCATGAGAGCGAGGTGCTCGCCGAGCTGTCGTTATAGCTTGGGACCATACGCAGGTTCGTCGCGACTTCGCTGTCGAAGAGCTCCGTGAACCCGGTCGGCGAGGTCCATGCGGCGCCAGCATTGCCAATGCCGAAGGCCATTACGCGCGAGCCGGAGCTATAAGCGCTCATTGTGATGGAGGGATCACCGGCCGCGTTCGTGCCCGCCTGATAGTTTGAAAAGTCGGTACCGGCGTCGATCAATTCTATGACGCCGACCGCTGTTTGCGTGCCGCCCGTCGTGACGGTCACCGTCGTGGCCGATGGGCTAGCGCTGGCGACCTGATAGAACAACCGGCCGGTGACGTTACCTGCGTCGTTGCCTGTCCCGAGCGCCGTCCAGGTGCCTCCCAGGCTGTCCGATATGGTCGGGATGGTGGCCGATGAACCGCGACCTGCACAGAAGGCGATTAGCAGGGCATTCGCAGTCGGCGTAAAGCTGGCCGTGGTGACCGATGCTGCCGTTGCGCCTATCTGCGGCGTGGCAAGTGCCGGTGTCCCTACGGGCATAGCCTACCCCCTGAAGGTCAGGCGTTGCCGGCCGTGAGCGTGAACCCGGTGACCGTGAATGCCTGCCCTGCGGCAAAGCTCGTGTTGTCGACGGTCATGTCACCGCCGCCGCCAGTTGCCGTCACCGTGCCCTGTGCATGGCAGGTGGTGCCGTCCGATGCATAGAGACGGAAGTGAGCGGCCGTGCCGGCTGCGTCGGCGCTGGTGTCTTCCCAGGTGCCGGACTTCGCCTTGGTGCCGCCGGACGCAGCGGCCATCCAATCAGCCGGGAGGTTACAGGTCGCGAGTACAGTGCCGCTGTCGGCCGTCGCGCAGTTGGCCGGCGGGGCGCCGGTGCGGATCTTCAGAACGGCCGAGGCGCCGATTGCCGTCTCGACCGCATCGAGCTTGGCGTTCCTGACTGCTGTCGAATACTGCAGAGCCATCTTCTATCCCCTTTGGGTTGGTGTCCCGACTTGCCCACTTAGCGCCGAATGATGGGGGTGACGTCCCCGGAGCGGCGGCGCGGCTTCTACAGCCACGAGTGAAGGCCTTGTTCCTCGCGTCGGTTGTCGAAGGGAGGAGTCTCCGCTCCTGCGCAAACTATTTTCCGGCGCCGCCTTCTAGCTTAAAGAACAGCACCCACTGGTACGTGCTGCGCTCGATTACCTGGTGGAGCTCATATCCTTCTGCTGTCTTCTCGTTGATGAAGGCCTGCATGCTCTTGAGGCCGTCTGGACCGGTATCGAAGGGCTCGACGAGGTATTCGGGCATCATCCTCATCTCCTCAGCCGTGACCACCTCGTCCTTCAGGCGAAAGGTATATTCGATGAATTCTTTTGTCCTACCTTGCGCTTCGAATGCTGCTTGGGCGGCGAGGTTATTGACGTGCGTACGGCAATCGATCGAAACGATATTCCCTTGCTGGAGGCCCTCGTCGCGAAGAGCTTCGAAAAGAGCGGTGTGGATATGTTTCCGTCGATGCTCGGGCGCCGTGTAGCTGAGGGTGATGTACCAGCGCGACCCGCCGAGGTGGTAGATGAGCAAGCCCATTGCCTTGCCGTCTTTACCGATCGCTGCCACGCAGGGGCTCTTGAGAATTGGCAGAGCCGGCCCCTCCCGACCGGCGAACCCTTTCTCTTCGATCTCACTTATTGCCTGCGGCACCAAGCACGACGCTGGTGAATGCCTCCAGTTCTCATAGAACTGGACACGGTACGGGACCTCAGCGGTGTGCTGGTCGCTCTCGCTGTCTGCGATTTGGGAAGGGGACTTCATCTTGACGCTCCTGAAGACGAAAAAACCGCCACCGATGGGGTGGCGGTGGGCGCTGGCTGAGAGCTACCCTCTAATCGCCTATTTAGAATGCGCCACTAGCGCTCGCCACCTTGGCTGAAGGCTTTTGTCCAATCATTACTGTTATTTAATGTGAGGGAGAGTCGGCGTTTCCTCCCTCGTACTCATCGGCATCCTCATCGCTCTCGTGATGAGCATACTGGCAGTCGATCGAACATCGACAGAAGCGCCCCCGAATACGCAGGCGCTCGTTCCCACCAAATACCCATGACATTGTTTTGCGCCGCCGGAATTCGCGCCGGAGCTGACAGCTCCTCAAGGAGTCTTCAGAACAAGCAAAACCCGCCTCCGGGTGATCAGTCCGTCATCGTGGAGCCTGGTTCTTCGTCCGCCTCATATCAGGCTTTCCATCAGGAGCCATCCACGCGTGCAAACCCGATGTTATTGATTTGCCTCCGTGTTCTGGCTCGATTTGGGCCATGAGTAAATGGGCTCGATCATGCAAGAAGGTTGCGCTCTTGGCGGATTTTGCGGCAATTTCTTGCAAGGATTGGACAATCCACCGCTGAACCGTTCGTTTAACCCATGCCCTTTTCGCAGGATTCCGGCGGTTGCGATTGCTCAAATAGCGTTCCCACTGCCAGCCGCGCGCCTTCACCTCGGCATAAGCCAGCAGCACTTTGCGGCGGTCCTCATCCGAAACGTGTGCAATCACCCATCCGAAGGTCTCTTCCATTTCCGTGATGCGCTCCCGTGTACAGCGAGCTCGCCGCTCGGTCTCCAGCCTTTTTGCCTTTTTCCTCTCGTTCCAGCGCTTACCGCCTGTTTCCGTCAGGTCTTCGCGCTCGAGGATGTAGAGCTCCTGCTCAGTGTGCAAATAGTCGGGCATCGATGAGCCGAACGCCTTCGGTCCCACCCGCACCGGCAAGGCGATATCGGTTTCCATCGCTTGAATAAGTCGCTCGAGCACGATGGCTTCGCGTTCGCTGATCTTCATGCAGCTTTGTCCTCGTCGATGATGGCTTGCGCGAGAAGGATGGAGATGGCCGTGGCGGTTTTCGCCATTCGGCCGCTTTCGCCCACAATGAGTCGCTGAGCGCGACGGCGTATTTCAGCTAGGTCGACACGGCGGAACGCCTCAATAGCCATCGACGGCGGATGCTGGGCGAAATGGACACCCACAAAACACCAAGTGGCCCACATAGTGACATCGTCGAAGCATGTGGGGTCCGAGCTCTGGATGCAACGCACCACTAGGCCAGCTCGATCGACGTCCTTGCGCATGAGGCGTTTAAGCGACCGGCCCCCGTAGATCACGTTCGCCGGCCGCGGCGTGCGGCTTTCATGATACGGCCTGATCTTCAGACCGTACCCTTCGCAGAAACGGTGAAGGTTGATGCCATTCTCCGATCGCTGCACCGCTCACCCCGCCATGATGCCGCGAAACTGTGCGTCCAGATCTTCGCCCCTACTATCTGCGGAGGCTTCAATCGCCTGTTGGCGGCCGATCAAGGAAAGCTCGTCAGCTCGTTCATTGCCGGCGGTGCCATTGTGGCCTTTGACCCAAGCGATCGTCACGAGAGCACCGGCGCTTTCGAGCGCCGCGTCGATTTCCTTCCACAGCTCTAGGTTCATGACCTTGCTGTTTTCCGGCTTCGCATTGGGACCGCCGCGGCGCCAGCCGTTTGCCTTCCATTTCTTGCGCCAGTCATTGCAGCCGTTCACGACGTACTGGCTGTCGCACCAGATGGTGACGGTGGCGCCTTTAGCGGCCGCCCATTCCACCGCGCGAAGCATGCCGGTCAATTCCATGATGTTGTTTGTGGTTTCGACCTCGCCTCCAGCGGCACAGGTAGTCTCGATGCCGTCCTGGTAGACAGCAAAAGCCCACCCACCTGCGCCAGGGTTGGGCTCACAGGCTCCGTCACAAAAGACGTGTGTCCCCTTCGAAAACAGCGCTACATCCAGCGGCTGGTGTTTCTTTGCCGGTCGTCCGGCAGGGCGTTTGAAAAATTTGCGGTAGCTATTCACTTCTGGAGGTCCTTTCGAAGGCGACGGATCTTGATTGCTAGCTTGAGGATTTCGAGGAGAAGCATTAGGCGGTCCTTCCGTGCGATTTCAGAAATTCAGGTAGCATCCAGTCAGTCCGGCCGCAGGCGTGCATGTCTGCGATGAACTCCGCACTCGTGGGCTCATTGATGGTGCGCGGCACCTTGGTGTTGATTGAGAACTCGACTTCCTTGCGGAGATGTTCGGGCCAGAGTTCGTGAACGGGCCGGCCTTCCATAGCCGACTTCACGAAATCATCGACCGGCGGCGCGTGCCGCAGGATTTCCTTCCAGCGCTCAGTGATGGCCTTTGCAGCCTTGCTCCTCGGATGCTGAAGGCTTCGTTCCGTGATTTCCCAACCGAAGAGTCGAAAATCGCAAAAATCCAAGTAGAGAAAGGCCTCTGACATGGTCATCATGGGCACTGTCATGCTGCACCTCGGAAATCTGAGCGGACATGCAGCGTCGTTCCATCGAGCGCGAACCAGACCTCGAGCAGGCCGTGCCTGATCAATTCCATCGTGCCGTCGAATAGCTGCTGATCTGAGAAGACCTCTCGAGGAGGCTGACTAGGGAGCGAGCGGAACACTGTTGTGAGGAGTTGGCGCCCTTCGGTATGGCCGAGTTCGGCGTACGTCCCGTTTGCCTGCACTTTGGCCCACCGCAGGTTATCGCACGCGGACTGACCTTTTCTGGTTCTGCGCTTCATGAATTACCTCCAAAGCCATGGATAGTTGAACGACAAGGCTTCGGAGCTGACCGCCAAGTGGCGGTCTCTTTCTTCAGTCTCTTTTCTCGGTTTTGTTCTTTTTCTTTTTCTCGTGTCTTCTTCTCTGTCTTAGTCTCTGTCTCTGTCTCTTTATATCCATACGGTCTGGATACGGTATCGATAGGGTATCTGGCGCGCATCACTGATACCCTCCATTGCGTAGAGTCGAAGGGCGCCTGGAGAGCGGGTCACTCGCGGCAGCCGCTGCGGACCGCGACTGCCTTGCAGCATCGGCCGATTCAAAGTCCGCCTCGACCTTCTCCCTCAGATCATCGTTTTCGATTTCGGAGATGAGGCGCATTGTCCCCTGCGCATGTTTGTCGTTCATGGGCGGGCTGTGCTTGAACCAGCGATGGACGTAGATGACCTCGGCGTCAGCATCGAAGCTGACCATGTCTCCGGCCACCAAGCGGTCGCGAGCCTGGACATACCGGGTGATGTCCCAGCCGAGATCTGCGCAAGCATAGCCATCCGGTATTCGGAAGCAGCCGGCGCTGTTCTGGTGCTCGCACGTTAGGAAATAAAGGTACAGGAGCTGAGCGTCGCTGTTTTCGAGTTTACGGAAACGACTGGAGCGCCAGACGTTCGGCGAGACTTTCGTGAAGTCACGCTTCGTCATTCGGGCGCTCCTGGTTATGGTTTGGATCAAGGCGCCCCATCAGGGGGAGACCGGTCCGCTCAGCCGGCGGGAAAATGTCTGGCCTCAGTTGCGACTTAGAGATTGCTCCCCGAGTTGACCGATCAATTGCGGCGGCAAGTTCTGCTGATACGCGACCATTTCGCTTCGCGTACCAAATGGCATTTTGAGAATAGCCCGCCAATGCCCCGAGCTTTGCCTCGGAGCCGGTGATTGTGATGGCGGCTTCGATGAGCCGAGTGATGTGTTGTGAGTTGCTTTTTCGCTTCATGGCCACTCAGAATTACCCATTTCTGAGTTGAAAAGCAACACATATTTAACTTGATTGGGTTACGCAAAGGGAGCATTGATCGAGAAAGGGGATACGATATGGCTGATGAAGATAGGAAGAGCGTTGCTCAGCGGCTCCGCGAAGGAAATGGCGCGGAAATACGTCGGGTGCGTGAAGAGCGTGGAATGAGCCAGGCCGATTTGGCAAAACTCGCCGAGACCTCCCAACAGACTGTCGACCGTATTGAGCGCGGCGTTGTCGAGCACTCCCGCGCGTATCCACGGATATTGAAGGCGCTTGAAATCACAAAAGAAGGCTTTGACCTGGACCGAATCAAAACCACGGTGGCGAAGATGAAAATGGAGTCTAGAGAAAGCTACAAGCGCTTTATGGAGGAAGGTAAGGCGGTTTCCGGCCTAATGGAGGGTGGACGAATCCCGCTCTACGCTCCGGGGGACGGGTCAGGCCCGCGCCTGATCAATGCTATACCGCGCGCCTACCCGGTAGAGTTCACGGAAGGAGCCTATGGACTTGTAATGTTCGGCACCGAGATGGAGCCGGCAATAAGGAACGGAGAAATTGCAATTGTGAACCCAAATCTCCCGCCGCTCTGGCAAAGCGAGGTGGTGGTTACCATAAACGGAAAACCCACAATCCGGACCTTTATCGGCGAGACCGCCACCCACTGGTCCGTCCAACAATGGAATCCGCCGAAGAAGGCCGACTTGAAAAAAGACGAGCACGAACACATTGAACTCGTTGTCGCAAAGATCGGCCGTACTGTTTAACCCAAATTTCGAGTTGACCATCACACATAAGTGAGTTATCTAACGCTCCATCCTAACTGATGGAGCGAACATGAACGCCATTCTCGGAAATCAGCCGGTCACGATGTCCAGCCGCGAGATCGCGGAGTTGACAGGAAAGCGCCACGACCACGTGAAGCGCGATATCGAGAAGATGCTTTCGGATCTTGGTGAAGATATCCCCAAGTATGGGGGGATCTACCTCGACAGCATGAATCGGGAGCAGATCGAACACCGGCTAGACCGAGAGCTGACGGAAACTCTCCTGCTCGGCTATAGCGCGCCCCTTCGCCGCAAAGTGATCAAGCGCCTTCGGGAGCTCGAGGCATCGGTAGCCTCCCCTCGTCCCCTGACCACTACCGAAACGCTGATTCAGATGCTCACCCTCCAAGCTGAGGTTGAACGCCGTCAGGCGGAGCAAGCGAAGGCCATCACAGCGATCGACGCCCGGGTCGAGCGGGTAGAGACGGCGCAGACAGTTCTCAGCGCCCGCCCAGCCAATTCCGAGAGCATTGTCCATATCCGACGGCGTATCTGGCAGCTCTACGGCCTGTCGGACGCAACGGTAGACGCGGTTATGCGCCAGTCGCCCTACGCTCCGAAGCCCGCCGGCATGGTCCGGAACGAACACGCCGAGGCGGACGGCGCGGCCTATGCCGTTTACTGGAAGAAAGACGTCACCGCGACGTTCGAACGCTTCGTTGCTGAGTGCCGACACTCCGCCGGCAAACTCTACACCCATCCCTACATCGAAGGCCGGTTCAAGCTGATCAGGCAAGAATAGCCGCCGACTTCCCGCAAACACCACCTCAATATTGGAGATTGAAATGCCGAACACACCTGTTCAGGCAGCCGCCGAAGGCTTGCCTATCAGCGAAACCCTTTCTCGAGATCCATTGACCCCACGTGGCCGCGTCTCATGTGACATAGACATGGCCGAGCTTCGCAAGATGGGCCTGAAGGAGCTGCGCGACCTCCGAAAAGTTCTTTACACGGTGGCCGAGGTCATTTCGGGCTTCTGTTGCCAGCCTCGGTTTTTGACCGAAGGCGGCAGAAGCTACAACGCCGCCGGGAATGTCCTTGAGGAGATATGCGACTTTCTTGGCAGTTATGAGCAAGCCGCCGTCAATATCTCGGTGGCCGCCAAGCCGGCGACCAGCAGCGAAGTGGAATGGCGCGGCTGGACGATCCTGAGCTTCGAGGCGGACTGCGCCGAAGACCTCGCCCCGTTCGCGGTGAAGGCCGCCGAATTTGTGAGAGATGAAGCCGAAGCCAGATCGCGAGAGGCGCCGCGACCAAAGGTGGCGCCTGACATGGAGGTAGCACAATGAGCCTCTCCAGACGGTCAATCCTCGGCGCCATGGCAACGGCTGCCGCCCCGATCAATCTTGCTTCGGCTTCAGCGGCCACTGCTTCCACCTTGGACGAGCGCATCACGGCTGCGAAGGAGGAACTCATCGCCTGCCTGACTGAGCGTTACGGCTCTCCGGAGGTTATTGACTACGGTCGCTTCATCAGCGTCTTCGTGCCGGTGCCGCCAGTGTCAGTGGAATACGACGGTCCAGGCTTCTATGAGGTCGAATGGAAGCGGCGAAACGGAAAGGTGTGCAGGCCCATCTTCTGGCTTGAGCGAGTCGAGCACAAAACGGTTCCCGGCTATTACTACCGCGCCGAAACCCGTTGGAGGGGCCGGCTTGAAACCACCACGAAGCTGAAGCCAGGGGCGATCAAGATCATTCGCAAAGCCGAAGATTATGGCGGGCGACTGTCATGACCGACAATCATCCCCGTTATCCACAGGATAGCCCCTTGATTGCTTTCGTGAAGGCACTCGCGATTCGGCAGGCTCGGCTTGACGCTCGGCCACCCGTGCCCGCTAATGAGAATGAAAAAGGCATGGAACCCGCGAGAAATCAATGAAGCGAGCCGCAATCTACGCCCGGTACTCCACCGATCTGCAGAATGATCAATCGGTGGAGGATCAATTCAGATTGTGCAGGGCCCACGCCGAACGGCTGGGTTTTAATGTCGTAGAGGAATTTTCCGACCGCGCCAAGTCAGGCGCATCGATGTTTGGACGGCCTGGTCTCGCGAACCTGATCCAGGCGGCCGAACGCGCAGAGTTCGACGTTCTTGTGTCAGAAGCGCCAGACCGCATTTCCCGCGATATTGCCGACCTCGCCCACATCCACAAGACGCTGAAGTTTCGCGGAATCGAGATGAACTGCGTCAATGGCGGCGCTATGGATACCGTCCAGATCGGCATGTATGGCGTGATCGGGCAGATGCAGCGCGAGGAAGGCGCCAAGAAGGTCAGGCGCGGCATGGCGGGGGTGGTGCGCTCCGGCCGCAATCCTGGTGGCAAGGCGTACGGCTACCGGCCGATATTTGGCCGGAAGGGCGAGCTGGAAATCGTTGAAGACGAGGCCGCGACGGTGCGCAGAATCTACGAACTGTACGCCGGCGGGATGGCGCCAAGGTCGATTGCGGCCATCCTCAATGAAGAAAACGTGCCTGCACCGAGGGGAGAGCGCTGGAATGCCTCTACAATTAACGGCAGTGGCCAGCGAGGCAACGGCATACTTCGCAATCCGATTTACGCCGGCCGGATTGTCTGGAACCGGATTCAGATGGTCAAAGATCCTTCGACCGGCCGACGCATCTCTCGAGTAAACCCCGAAAGTGAGCATGAGGAGGTCGCGGCCCCGCACTTGCAGATCGTGGACAGCGGACTTTTTGAAATTGTCCAGCATCGCAAGGAAGCGACGGGCGGCGCTGACCGTGCCAAAGGCCCGCGATCTAAGCGGATACTTTCAGGCCTGTTGCGCTGCGGCGCATGTGGCGGAGGAATGGCGCTTGTCGGCCCCGACCGAAGCGGAAATCGCATTCAGTGCAGTACGTTCCGAGAATCCGGGACCTGTAACAACAGCCGACGCTACTATGTCGAGCGCATCGAAACTGAAGTCGTTGACGGCCTGCGACGTCAGTTTGCTGACACAAGCATCATCGAGGCCTATGTCGAGGCTTATCAGGTCGAGCAGAAGCGACTGCGCGGCGATGCGCAAAGAGCACGCGCAAGCGCACAGCGCGCGCTGCAGGAAGCCAAGGACGGCATCACCAAGATCGTTGAGAAGATTTCGAAGGGTCTCATCGAGGACGAGGAGGCCGCTGCTCTCCTGGCGCCACTGCGGGCGGAGCGAGACCGGCAGAAAGCTATCCTGGGGACAACCGAAGAGCCGCCGAATGTCATCGAGATCCAGCCGAAAGCCGTGAAGCGGTTTCGGGAGAACATCGAGAGCCTGGCTCAAATCGTACGTGAAAAAGACGGCGAGGCGTCACCGGAAATCGCGGCGCCGTTTCGGCAGCTCGTGGCTGCGGTGGTCATCAATCCAACGGAAAAGGGACAGCCGTACGAAATCAATATCAAGGGCTATCTGTCGAGCCTCATCGACTCCGAGTTGTCGGTGATTAAGATGGTAGCGGAGGAGGGATTCGAACCCCCGACACAAGGATTATGATTCCTCTGCTCTAACCTACTGAGCTACTCCGCCGCCGGCGCCATGGAAGCTTCTGAGCGAAGCCCGTCTCGGCTGGTCGGGC